AATCTATTTTTGATGCGAATTTACTATATAATAAGGTGTATGCAAAAGACCTATAAAAATGGGTCTGTAAGCATTTTGCACTTTATGACGAGGTTGGCAGAGTTCAGATTTGAGGATATTTGAACTCGTGCGGGAATGTCCAATGTACCTATCTCGTAATATCGATGATCGGAAGTCTTCACCTTCACAATGGAATTTCGCTCGATAGAAAAGAAGCATCGTATGTCTCTATTGGGTACTTCTATAACGAGTGTCTTGTCGCAGTTCCATAAACTTCCTGCTTCGTTGTCAGAAAGCTGGGGAATGTAAGAGAAGGTATCCGCTATAAATTCATATACTTTCGGTTGGCTGTCTCCAACTGGATTTATTGGTGTTACTTGTATGAGATTTGAAAATTCTATCATAATGTGATATTTTAATTGACGAAAATGGTAGTTCGGTATGTGTTAAATCATATTAAACAGCTGTTCTTTTACTATATTTCCTCTTCTTTTTCGGGTGCAAGAGGTTACGGAAGCGATAGAAGTTCTTTAATAATGCATCCGATGAAATTGATAATAAACGATATCTACGAATGAAGTCAAAGATAACTTCACTGTTATTGCGTTCCCTCCCAAACTCTTCATTTTCCAATAGAACACTGTGTAGCTCAAAATTGAACATTCTGCGAATCTGTTTTTCTATTTCCTTTGCAGCAGCAGGAGACAGATAATTATAATATGCGGGGTCTTTCCAGGCAATACCATCTCCACCTTTCCGACATGGGAGGGAAATACGAAGATTGCCGTCAGTATTATCAGGCTGGTTGGCACGCTGCCTGGACATGTTCTCCCAAATACAGTGATAGAGGTCAGAAGTGTGTGGTATCTTTACCGTTCCGCTTTTTTTATCCACACCGTATTTTCCGATAATGTACTCCGCAAGATAGGGCTCAATCTTGATAGTAGCATTTTTTTTAAAGGCTCTTTTTTCTTTATGCATTCTATTTTTGAAATTTTGTATTCCTACCGTCCTACAATCCTACAAATTTTGTAGCGGTTTATGCAAAGTTACTCAAAACCAATTGATTATAGAAAATATTTCAATCATTTTTTTAACTATTTCACTCAAAAATACCAACCTATACCGTCCTACAAAGCCTTAAAAGTGCAATTTTGTAGGACGGTATAGTCAAAAAGGTGTTTCCTACAGAAAAAACCTATTTCCTACAACGTCCTACAATCCTACACCATTTCCTATATACATGATTACTTCAATATACTACTATAATTATTTGATATATAAATAGTTATAGTAAATAATGTTTGAAAAAGAAAATTAATTTGTAGGATTGTAGGATTGTAGGAGGGGGTTTTCTGAAAAATATTTTTCAAAAGCTGTGTTTTCCTTGCTTCATTGAAAATTTAGGGGGTTCGGGGGAATTTTCGCTTTTTCCGTTGGGATGGAATATGAAATGAGCCGTACCTATCTTCGCAGACTGGCACGGCTCTCGTCTAATAAAAAAAACAACGTTTTTGGTGAAAATAATATCCTTTTTTATTTGGCAAAATCACTTTTTTTTCGTACCTTTACATCATTAAATTGGGGACATATATACTCTAAAAAAGTAAATTAGGAGTCTTATTTTTATCACCCCAATTTGATAATAAACACCTCCTTGTGTAAATTTTTCTTTATTCATCTTTCCATTCCTTCCAGGTTTTATAATCTAACTCTATACAATCACTCAAAAGTGCCTCGTGATCCCAATACGGGAATCGAATTCCCACTTTGTAATGGTTACCTACCCTACATCTTACTTCCCCTCCTGCAATCTTTCCATCTTCCGTGTAGAAAAAAGTATCGCAACTATGGCGATTAAGATTGATATGGCTTTGATAATGTCCACCGTCTGAACATCCAGCCATAAAATATCGACGTTCTTTTCTGACCGTCTCCACCTTGGGTTGGGGCGTTAGACTATTGATGAATGCATTTACTGTTTTTCTACGCCTGTGCTCGGCAAGCTGTTTTTCAAATCTCTTTATCATACCTAATTACTCCTTTACTTCATTAATTCGGATCTATTGTAAATGTTACCTATAACTTCTATTTTGGACCTATACTACAGTATCGAAGTTACTATCTTTATTTTTAAAAAGGTTCGTCACTGTCTTGCATAAGTGGAAAAGGAAAAGCCTGCTCTGTAGGTGTGCTTGGAGCAGCAGGAGTTGTGTCCTGCTCTTTTGCAGGTTTAGATCCTTCGATAAATGTTCTGCGGAAATCGATGTTGTACAATTTCGTAAATTTATCGTAGTCAATTATAATAGCACTGGTAGATGTGCTTCTCGGCTTTCGTACCTTTACAACAGTTTCTTGGTCATCGTTCCTCGGAACTTCAATGGTCTCCTCCCATGTGAAGCGACGAGAAGGAACAGTGCCAATGTAAGAGGGGTGGCTTCGTAGGTTCTGCTCCAGAGTAGAGAGCGTGCTTCCTTCCGTATTGTATCCTCCACGGTCGAAGATGGCGAAAATGGCACTCAAGCGTAAGAACAGAACGTTGGTACCTGGTTCGAAGGTGAAGGTGTGTTTATCTCCACGCGAGTCTTTACCTGTAACATTCTTCGGTTGCTCGATGAGAAACTCACGACCTTCAACAACCTGCCTGGTATCTATCATGTTGTTTACAGCTGTAAAGAACATAGCCAGCTTATCAGTGCTGCGGATAAGTGAGAGTTGGAATTTAATCTTTTCCTGTGCTATCTTGAAAAAATCAGCATAAGAAAAAGGAAGCTGCAGGTTGGAATATTGCTCGATGAGCTTCACAGTTCCCAAGAATAAGGAAGCTGTCTTCATCAGACGGTCCATTTCGCCTGAGTTGATAACATCTTGTTTCAACTCATTGTACGCTTCCTGCTTTAATTGTCGGAAGTGGTCCATAAACATAGGTCGTAGCTCCAATATCTGCAGGAGGACATTTGATAATCCTACTTTGTTGGGGTCTTCTATGTTTTTGAGTTCCTCAAATATTCGCACCTCCTCCGGCGTTCTGTTCCGAGGTTTCGGAACTTCGCATACGATGACACGGCTCATCAAAGCATTATCATCGCGCTGTGGCGTTTCCTGTCCACATATAATGACGGGGGCGAATACTTTGTCGTTTTCGATTTCCCTTCCTGATGTACCTCTTCTCTTCTGCTTACCATCGCCGTCGTAAACGATACCTTTCAAAGCTTGAAATTTCGTATCGCTTATATCCTTGTTATTGTATTCATCGAGCACTACCGGAACGTCCTTGAATGTTCCCATAATGGTGGACATCGCAGCATCTGTACCCGTATTCAGATTGAAAATTGGAATATTTGGTGATATGAATAAAGAACGAATTGAAATTGCTATCTGCGTTTTACCCGATGACATAGGACCCATAAAAAACGGAGCAGTGAATAAACGGTCGATACAGTGTATGTTGCTTCGGAAGGCACACATAATGGCAAATATAATAGCCCATTTCCCATTATCGTTGATTTTATACACCTGGTCCATTAAAGAAGCCCATTTCTCAAATGACACTCTTTTGTCTGCAGGCACTTCTTTGTAGACCAGCTGGCTTATGAGTTCGTATTTGTCAGATTGTTTTCCGCTGCCTGCGTAGATAGTCGAGAAAGCTGGAAGGTAGTAGTTCTTCTTGTTATGGGTAACGACACCCAGTTCATTGACAGGGTCAAATCTCCACTGTTCGTCTACATTGTGAAAGATGCCATTCGCAAAGGAGAAGAATTGTTCATCGGTCTTTCTGCTCATACCCTCGCTCTGTTGGTTCCCATAAGTTTTAACTTCCGAACACATTACGAAATGCCTACTCATATATGTCTTGATGGCTTTCCATTGCCATTCTTCACCGTTGAAGTTTACGGCTTCATAGTTGATAAGCACCTCCTCTATCGATGACATCTTCAGCATTGCCTTTGAGGGTATCTCTATGTAAATAGGTGTGTCGTAGTAGCGGCGGTTAATACGCAGAACGCGTTTATTCTGCTCGAAATCATCAGAGAAAATGTGCAGCAATGGTGTCATAAAGAAGTCAGCTACCTGTGTCATGCCGTTGCCGTTCTTGTTTCGGAACATATAGCATACAGGTTCGCTCTTTTTATTAAGGCGAGGATAATAGTTGCATTCTCGCCACATCTTGCGGTACTCCTCATTCTCTTTAACATAGTCGGGAGGTTCATTTACATCGAACTCTTCGTCGGCGAGATTATCGTTCAGCAGGTTTACTTTCAGCGTCGATTTACGCTTTTGGACGAAAGGCTTTCGGATTTCGTCGAAATCACCCTTACTGAGCTGCAGGGCAGAACAGTAGTCTTTGCGCTTTATAGTAACAATGCTCTCTTCCACATAAGAAGTGAGCTCGATGCATCTTTTTATAAGTGGGGCTTTATCGCCCAAATATTCTCTTAGGAAAGGTGCATGCAGCGCAATATAATAATCTACAAATGAACCTGTAGCATCATTATGAGTGATTTGTATGTTGATGCCGGAGCGAAACATCTCTGCCAACGTGTGTAGGTAATCACTCTCCTCACCATCTGCATTGATACTGCAACCTGTCTCCGAAGTAATAAAGTAACAATACACACGGCGGAGCTCTTGAATGTCATTGTTCAGTGGACGACCTGCCACATATACGATAGGTTCTTCTCCATATTGGTCGAGGAAGTCCTGCATCACCGATGTCAGAATAGCAGGGCTGTCTTTCTTTATGTTTTCTTTCAATGAATCTATACCGAAAAGTCCTGCTTGCATTTTTGATTTAGGCAGTGTTTCTTTTATCTTCAGGCGGAGATTCCGTACACTTTCCTCGATGATGTTGAATTTAGTTTTGAACTCCTTGGTAACAGATTTCATATACTCAAGACGAAGAGCTGCATCCTGAACACAAGCAATGAGTGAACATATTGTATTCAACCCGTCGCTGATGATTGTTTCGTCCTTGCAGCCGTGCGGTATTATCATCTTCTTAAAGGCTGTTGGAAACGATTCCGTCAACCCGTGCAGCTTTACTTTGGTTCCGGCACCATTCTCTTTCGCAAATTCGTCGGGGTCTGTTCCTTTCGGAAGACGGATACATTTCACCTTTGCTCCGGCTTTCAATAGAAGTTCGCAGTTCTTCAGCGATGCTTTCACTCCTGCTGCATCTGCATCATAGATCATTACGATGTAATCTGTAAAGCGCAGCAGCAGTTTTACCTGATCATCGGTGAATGCAGTACCGCTGCCACCGATGACGTTTTCTACCCCTACTTTGTGAAGCGACATCACATCGAACTGTCCCTCCACAAGGTAAACAAAGCCTTGTTTTCCGATGGACTGTCGGGCTTGGTATAGTCCGAAAATATGCTTACCTTTTGTAAATAAAGGCGTTTCGCTGGTGTTTACGTATTTCCCGACACCATCTTTAGGTGTGATGATTCTTCCTGAAAAGCCTATGACATGACCCTGCATGTCATAGAATGGAAACATTAACCTGTCGCGAAATCGGTCATAAGTACGCCCCTCATTGTTGCCCACTACATCTACATCTTGCAACATCTGTAGGGAATAGCCGGCTTTGGTGAGTTCTGACATCGCCACATTCCCCATAGGCGCATACCCAACACCAAAATCGGTTAAAGACTTGTCAGAAATATGGTATCCGCGTGTAGCAAGGAAACTCTCCGCCTGTTGCAAATTCTTCTGAAAGAATTTTGCTGCAGCTTCTATTGCAATTTGCTGTGCTGCCTTCTGCTTGTAGCGCATTTCTTCTTCCGGGCTCATTTCCTTTTCAGGAAATTCCAAGCCTGCTTGAGTAGCACACCAGCGAAGAGCAGATGTAAAGTCCATGTTCAGATGGTTCTGAATAAAAGCTATGACATCTCCGCTCGCTCCACAGACGAAACAATGGTAAGTCTGTCTTGTCGGGCTAACCATCATGGAGGGAGTGTGGTCGTCATGGAAAGGGCATACACCTTTATAGTTCACACCTGCTTTATGTAAATGCGTAAATGACTCTACAACATCTACTATATTTAAAGCTGACTTTACTTTCTCTATGAAATTTTTATCAATCATCTTTCAATTCTTCTTCCGTAAATAACTCCAGCTGCCGGCTTTCGATAGATTCTGTAACGGTTATGCCAAAATATTCTGCCACGGCAGAATATTCCTTGCCTGTAATAGGTTTCCGTCCAAAGTACAAATCCCAGTATCGACGTTGCCCGATACCCGTTTCCCTGTAAAACATTCTTGTAGGAGAAAAGTCTTCAGGGTGACGAAACTTTATTTTAAGCAGTGCCATCAATAAATTTCGCTTTACCAACTGACCTGTTGTCAATTTACGTCGCAACACGTAAAGTCTGACAGACATCGGACTACGCTCCAAGTATTCTCCCATGTCTTCAAACGACATTTTTCCAAGGTTTTTCCTTACAAATTCATCATCTTGGGAGTTCCATCTTCTGTTTCCTTTCTTTGTCATATCGCGTGATGCTATTGAATTGGTGGTCAAAACTTAATATCGCAACGTTGTCTGCAGGATGTATACGACCCAAATTTAATTGGGCATATACCCTGAGAGACTCCCTGAGTAAAAACAATTCCCTCTCGGTTAAATCGTTTATGGAGTATTTACCCCAGCTGTCTTTGTCGATATACATGGCTTTTAAAATTTGTTCTCATTCCTTCAGTTGAAACTCTCCTTATTTCCTTGCGAAGTGTCGGTGTAAATGGGCGATATGACCTCTTCCTGAATTTCAGACAAACTCTGAAACGTTTAATGCCGTTTTTCCGCTTAAAAGCTTTCCTTACTCTTCTTATACTGGTCATAGTTGCTTGATGTTAAGGTCGAATTTCACCTCTCTCTTGAGAGGTATACCAAGAACACTGTGGAATTTTCCATCTTCTTTTTGTGTAAGAAAAATGTCATTCTCATATTCTTTTTTATAAGAATGAGCTCGACCATATTCGTCCCATACTATCTGCAGGTCGCCTTTATGTCCGTTTACCTGTCTGACGTATGAATGTCTTAACTTCATCTCGTCAATAACAATATCACTACCAAGAGCATCTATTGCTTCTTCAAAATCTTTTACTTTCATAGTTGTATTTTCTTAGATTGACACTTTTTAATATTGCTGTATTGTACATACTCGTTTAATTTTAGACAATACAGCCCATTAATACAATTCCGGTGGAACTGACAGTTCCTGCACTCTTCACACATTGGGGAATAGTTCTTTTTCTTCCTTGCCAAGGTACTCTGCTATCACTCTTCTCTTCAGTGGGTCTGGGAGAAATTCTCCTTGCAGCCATCTATATACAGTTTGTCTTGACACTCGACAAAGTTTTGCCAATTCCAAAATAGTTGTTTCCCTCTCGTTGGGCAGGGATTTTACATAATCCTTAAACTCCATACTTGATATTTTTTTTAGTTTTATTGCCACTTCAAATATTTTTTATTATTTTCGTGGCGTACAAATTGTTACGCAGTGCAAAATTGCAACATATTTTTTAAATATACAAACATTTGAGTGATTATTTCACTCATTTAAATGAATTTAAATTTTAAAACAGGCTCATGGAAAAAGAAACTATTAACGACAGAATTCGCTATATCATTGAAAAAGAGGGGCATACTATCAGTTCCTTTGCAAGAAAAATAAACATTGGTGACCAAACTATCAGAAGCATCACAAAAGACAGGAACAAACCAAGTTATGAACTCATCGTGAAAATTATAGAGAACTTCGAATGGGTTGATGCCAATTGGCTTGTAATGGGCGAAAAAAGTGAGATTGATATAGATAAGAAAAAACTCTACTCTGTAATTTCTACACAACAAAAGACTATAGATAGTCAGCAAAAGACAATTGACAGGCTAACAGCAAAACTCGTACAAGAATTGTCTGAAGAGCCTTCTAAAAAAGTGGCAAATGTCGGATAATAAAACTGTATCCAAAAGGATAATATGAGTGAAAATACGGAGTTTTCAATCACTCAAAAATACAAGTATATCACTCAAACATTTGACTGCCAAATACTTCCACAAGGTATTTAATCGGTAAAAAATCGGTGAAAAGAACTATATTTTATAAAACACCCCTATTGATTATCAACGAGTTACGCTATCGTTTTTCTGTCTCCATAATCCAGTCATCCCGACAATAAAAAGTGCAAAGGTTCGTTCCATAGACCTTTGCACTTTTTCGTTTAAATGGCTCTTTCCTTTCACGATTGGCTTATCCGACTCCAGCGTATTATCATCTTTAGTTTTGTAAAAATAATTTTATTAAAAAGCGATAACTACCTTTTTACGTTCCGAAACAGGCTCTTTTGCATCGTAAAAGAACCTGTTTCGGAACGCAGAACAACTGTTTTTGGAAAGTAATACAATAGGTTTTACAACACATTGATAAATAGCAAGTTAAAAGATAAGTACACTTACGAAAAACATTTACAGTAGTAAGGTCTTTTCTTTCGTCCATAAAAGGAGAAGTGAACCCCAAAAGCTCTCTATCCAACTTTTGAGTTTCACTTCGCTTTTGAACATCTGCTTACAATCTTTTATGATACGATAAACTTCATATACTTCACACCTTGTACCTTTGCAATATAGATTCCTTCAGGTAGTGGTATTGTAACAAACTCGTTGGCTTTTATACTGCGACTTGCTATGTGTTTGCCTTGCACATTATATATATGTATGGTTGTGTCGCTTTTTGCAGAAACCGTTACAGCATTGGCTAACTGACAGATTCTTATTCCAGCTTTATTGTCTTCTATATTGCCGATGTTGTTAGTTACAGCCTTCATTGTAATTGGCTTTGTATGGTAGTTCTGTGCTTCTGAAGCTAAATCGGGAAATACTGAAGTCTGCATGCTGCAATACATTTTTGTAGTCTCCGGAAGTTTGAAAGTAAATATACCATCTTTCTCGTCATAGTGTAATGCTTTTATAATAGGTGTTGATGTGTTGTCGGTAGTGAGCCACATATACGTCGTAGGCTGCGGATTGCTGGTTACGCCCTTCAGGTTATTGAACCTTGAAAGGTCTACAGTGTATCCGTTAATCAGTGCTTCTGGTATATCGTACGATTCTTGTGGAGCATACATATACACGGTCATATTCTTCTTTTCGGGCAACATATACATTGGAATGGCATTATGCCCACATTTCATTTCTGACAGTTTAGCATAATCGCCGTTCAGTTTTAAATTGCTGATTTTGTTGTATTCGATATTTACTTTCGTTAGGTTGTTGAGCTGTCTGAGGTCTATTTCCGTGAGTTTGTTTCGTTCTAAACTTAGTTCTTCCATTTTCTTGTATCCACTAAGCGCGATTTGTGTGATATTGTTTCCGTTCAACGACAGCTTCCTTAAGGTTGCGGTTACAGGTAGTTTTATTTCGTTGGCATAACAACCATTGGCAGATATTTCTTCACATTGCTTGAAGTAAGTAAGGTCGAGCGTTGCAATGCGGTTATTGTCGAGTACCAATCGTTTCACAGGACTGTCGCCATTGCAGGCTTCAAAGCGAATAAGCCCGCATACTTCGGGAAGTTTTACCAAATCAATATCGACACATTCTATCTGTACCAAATGTTGTTTATCTACCTTGGCATCGATGAAGTTGTGTTTAACAACCTTTGCTTCTTTGTTTAAAACAAGTTCCTCAATCACACCGTCGCCCCAGTTTATGTTGCATGGACTGTTGTCTTTTAGGGCAGACAACGTTAGTTCGAACGGCAGTCCATCGGTAGTAAACTTGTCGGTAACGAAAGCAGCATGTACTTGTTCCAATTCTTTCGGTTTGCCATTTAGTTTTATCGGCATAATGCCGTAATGGTCGTTAATGTTGTTCAGGCGTGGTAGTTCAGTGTTGGCAACAACGCAATAAATCTCTTTTTCAAAAGACTGATTGAAAGTGAATACTCCGTTTTTTTCCTTATAGGTTTGTGGATCGATCAGCATTGCCGGGTCGGCATCGTTGCCTTTGCCGTTATAGCGATACCATTGAAAGATGGAGGTCGTCTCGTTGTATTTTAAGAAGTCGGTCAGGTCTACTGTCAGTCCATTTATTTTATCGGCTGACAGATAGGCAGGACGCATCGGTCCATAGGTGTACATATCGTTTTTCTTGGGGAAATCGGCAAGTGCGAGCCTGTTTAGCTTGAAGTCTAACCACGTAACATTGTTGGGAATAAGTAGTTTTTCTATTTCGTTGGTATTGCAAATTACTTTCTTTAGTTTTTCACATTTCGATAGATCGAGTTTCTTTAACTTACTATTTGCACACGAGAAATTGATTAATTCTGTACAGTCCGTTAAGTTTATTTCAGTTACTTTCTGGTTGCTGATAACCATAAATTCTGTGAAATTGGCTCCCCATATTCTTACTTCGTGTTCTTTTACCTTTGCCATGTCGGCAAAATGATGGTCCATATATTCATTATATCCGCTACCTTTTTTCGTTATTGCTTCTGTTCCGTCTCCATAGTCTATATTGTATGTACTTCCTTTAGGCGCATTGATTTTGAGTTTAAACAATGCTGATTTTGCTGGATTGGTCTCTAATTGTGTTTTCAAAACAATTTCCTGTGCTTGTGTGAACTGCACTATTCCTGCCAAGAAAAGCAAGATTAGCAGTAACATACCTTTTGTCGTAACTTTCTTCATCGCTTTAAATGTTAGTAGGTAACTATTGATTAATTGTATTTCGCAAAGATAATGAAATTCCGTCTAAGTGGCAAATATAGTTACAGATAACTATATTTAACGACCAGCATATTGGCAATATCCCTATTTTCATAGCGTTTTGACACACCCATTGATTTATTAGCTGTATACAAAAAACGCTCAATAATGGTCGTAAAGAACTTATTGGGCGTTTCTTTAAAGAACAATAAAGATGTGATAGGCATCTATATCATTCTGTCTTTCTATCGGTTGTATAATACCTTGTTAGTGCTTACTATTATCTGTAGAGGTATCGCTGTCTATGAAATCGACGTATTCACCTTCATCATCGCTTATTATCTTTCTGTTGCGCTCAGACTCCGGACGACGGTCTACTACGGTGTTACCGTTAATGTTTACTCCTTCTTCCGTATTTTCAGGGCGAAATCTACGTCGTGTACGTGTTATAACCTTATAGAATTTAAAGGCTATAGAGAATAAAACAACAAGGAACGCAATAAATATAAGGAAGATAAACTTTAAAAGAATCATAGTTTCTTATTTATGAATCCAGTTCGAAGTCAGGACGTATTAATATTTATTTCTTTATAAGGTACGATACCACAACATACCAGGCAATGATAATGGCAAACCCTATAATCCCGAATATTGCAACTAAAGGAATACAAGTCAGCAAGAAAATATATTTAACCTGATTGTTTTTCCAACTCCACTCTTTAAATTTAAGTGCGAACATAGGAATTTCGGAAACCATTAACCATGAGCTTAAGAAAATTCCTGCAATTATGAAAAGGCACATAATCGGAGAGGAATCCATTTTATTGCCTGCCCCAATAATAAGCGAACCCCAGAAAAGAGCATTGGCAGGAGTTGGCAATCCGATAAATCCGAGCGCTTGTCG